TTATCCTACGTTACCCAACAGCTAAAGTTTCAAGCTATGCTGTTACAGGTACTTTAGATACAGCTGCAAACACAGCTTATCCAATAGCAAATACAGCTTACTATAAATTAAATGGTAATGCAAATGATTCAAGTGGAAATGGATATAATGGTACAGCTACAAGCGTAACTTATGCAGCCGGAAGGTTTGGTCAAGCAGCAGTGTTTAACGGTAGTAGTAGTTATGTTGCTTTACCAACTGGACAATTTAATTATTCTAATTTCACTATAAGTAGTTGGGTTTATCCAACAGCCGCAACAAGTTCAGGAGGGCAGATAATGTCTACATATATGTACACTTCCGGACCTTCAAAAGGTTGGATTTTTCGTATAAATTCTAATATGACATTGAATTTTCAAAGTTATTATGACGATTCTGGAAACAGAGTTGATTCAAATACTACTCAAACAGTTCCATTGAACACGTGGACTCAATTATCTGTAAGATTTAGTCAAACAGAAGGTAATGTTATTGTTTATATAAATGGCGTTGCTGTAAAAACTACTACTTTTTCTGGAAATGTACTTAGGTATGAAACCAACAATAATACTTCTATAGGAGCTTTAGACTACAGTTCAACAACACCATTAGAAGGACAATTTATTGGTAAAATAGACCAATTACGTATATTCAACTCAGCAATATCCGCCGCTAATGTAACATCGCTTTATAATGAAGGAACAGTAGTAGAAAGTACAGACGGAACAGATTCAATATTACAATTTATAGGCGGGTCTGGAGACATAACATTTAGTTAAATCAAATGAGTGACAAAAAGAAACCTTTTAGAGAAACAGGGGTTGGACGATTTTTAATCGAAAAAGCCCCTAGTATTCTAGGTATGGTCGGCGATGCAATATTGCCAGGGAATGTAATATCAGAACTAATTAGTGGTAACTCACAGCTTTCTGAAGCTGACAAAGAAGTTGCCCTAGAGAAGTTAAAAATAGAACGAGCTGAAATAGACGGCACAACCAAAAGATGGGTCGCAGATGCTAGAAGCGGAAATTGGCTTGCATCCAATGTTCGTCCATTGGTTCTTGTATTTTTAACTATATCATATGTTATTGGGTGGTATGCCGGCTATCCCCTAGATTCTGTAACTGGTCTTCTTACTATAGTGATAGGAGGCTATTTCGGTTCGCGAGGAGTTGAAAAAGTATTTGGTAATAATAAACATAAAGAATAAAAATGATTGAACAAGATATAAAAATCTTTGGACTAAATATAGGCGCAATATTGTTTTCAATAATACCTGACATGAATTCGCTGCTACAGACAGTAGTTTTGACATTATCAATAGTCTATACAGTGCTAATGATTTATAAAAAAATAAAAGAATGAAGTATGAAATATTTTAATGAATCTGAATTTAGTGAGTTTGATAAAATGGATCCAGCATTGCTTCTAATGCTAGATAATCTTAGAGAGACATATGGATACCCAATTAAGCTTACATCAACATACAGATCACCTGAGCATCCAATAGAAGCAAAGAAAGCAAAACCTGGGGAACACGCCCATGGTGCCGCTGTTGATATTGCATGTGTAGGTGGTGAAGCTACTTTTAAACTAGTTAAAGCTGCAATCATTGTAGGCTTTACAAGAATAGGTATAAGTAGAAAAAAGAATTTTGTTCACGTCGGGGTTGGCTATGAAGGTGCACCTAAAATGACAATATGGACATACTAAATTAAATTAAATGGCAAAGTTAATAAGAAAAATAAGTGTAGGCACAGATTATAAAAATGAGGCTATGCACTACTCAGTAGGTCAAGAAGTTTATGGAGGACATAAAATTTCAGATATAATTGAAAAAGATAAAACATATCAAATATTCATAACAAAGAATAATGAAGTTTTACCTTGGAAACATTTCAATGCTAACATGGCAATATCTGTCGAATACAATCTTGACTATTAAATGAGATCATTACAAAATTATATTATATCAACAAACAATAGATACAACAATAAAGTTGATGTTGGCGATAAAGAGCTAATATTAAATACAGAGATCACAGAGCGTGATTATATGTTTGTTAATCGTATTGCAACAGTAATCTCAACACCTCTTGAAGTAAAAACTCCTATTGAAAAAGGAGATGATATTATAGTACATCATAATGTTTTTAGAAGATGGTTTGATATTAGAGGTGCTGAAAAAAACTCAACAAGCTTTTTAAGTGAAGATACTTATTTTGTCACAGAAGATCAAGTTTTTGCTTACAAAAGAGATGAAGAGTGGAAAGGTTTACCTGATTTTTGCTTTGTTAAGCCTGTAGAAAATAAAGACGAATGGGGACTTAAGGATGATGCAAATTTAGCTGGAGAGCTAATATATACAAATGACTATTTAAGTTCAATAGGCGTGTCTACTGGAGACGTAGTGGGCTTTAAACCAAACTCTGAATATGAGTTTAATATTGAAGGTCAAAAATTATACCGTATTTTATCAAATCATATAACAATTAACTATGGATCGAAGAGAGAGAATAGTTCAAGCAGCTGAAAAAGCATTAATTGAATTAGACAAAGTTATAAGACAAAAAATTGATTTAGTTGAACTAGATCCAGAAAAAGCAAAGACAGCAGCTCAAGCTAAATGGGTTGCTATAGAAGATTCTTTAAAGATAGTAGAAAAAATAGAACAATTATCTGAAATAAAAAACGATAAAAAAGAATCAAAAGCTTTTCTAGGTGTTGAAAATAGAATTAAATAATGTACAAACAAAGTCTATATACTATACACAAAGAGCACTTAGCTAATAAAAAAGTTAAACACACTAATAAGCATAAAAACTTCACTTATGGTTACAATGAAGATTTAGATTGTATCATAATAAGTAAAGATGGAACTTTAGGTGACATTTACGAAATACAAGGTCTAAAGGTAGGATTACCTAAAACTCCAGATAAAATAAATGGAGAAGACCTAAGTAAATCTGATCAAGTTTTTAAAGTGGCTAATAAACCAGAAACATTAAAAAAACTAAAAACAATATATGATTTTCAAGGCATTTCAGAAGACGTTAAAGAAAAATACTATCCTTACATTGATAGTGAGTTTACTAACAGGGATGCTGGTTATTGGTTCATGTGCAACGGTGCCCCAAACTACATTACAGGATCGCACTATATCTATCTCACTTGGACAAAGATCGACGTGGGATCACCTGATTTTAGACAGGCAAACAGGATATTTTACTACTTTTGGGAGGCGTGTAAGGCCGATAGACGTAGCTATGGAATGTGCTACCTTAAGAATAGACGGTCTGGATTTAGCTTTATGGCGTCTTCAGAGACAGTCAACTTGGCAACTACCTCTAAAGACTCAAGGTTTGGGGTCTTATCTAAGACTGGAGCGGATGCTAAGAAGATGTTCACGGACAAGATTGTACCCATTTCAATCAATTACCCGTTTTTCTTCAAACCAATACAGGACGGAATGGAACGTCCCAAAACAGAATTATCCTATAAGATTCCCTCAAGAAGACTTACCAGAAATTCCCTTAAGGAAACCGGTAAAGAAGAAGAAAAACTGGGAGAAGGCTTGGATACCACGATCGACTGGAAAAACACAGGAGACAACTCGTACGATGGGGAGAAACTACAACTCCTCGTCCACGACGAATCGGGGAAGTGGGAGAGGCCCGACAACATCCTCAACAACTGGAGGGTCACGAAAACCTGCCTCAGGCTCGGTGCAAGAATAGTAGGTAAATGTATGATGGGATCAACTTCTAATGCTTTAGCAAAAGGAGGAGATAACTTTAAAAAATTATTTTATAATTCAGATGTTACAAATAGAAACCGCAATGGCCAGACTGCAAGTGGATTATATTCTTTGTTCATACCTATGGAATGGGGTTACGAAGGATTTATCGATAAGTATGGGTATCCTGTCTTCGATTCACCATCAAAACCGGTTGAAGGAATTGATGGAGATAAGATTTATACGGGAGTTATCGAACACTGGGAAAATGAGGTTGATGGTTTAAAGAACGATAGTGATGCTTTAAACGAATACTACAGACAGTTTCCAAGATCAGAAAAACATGCTTTTAGAGATGAAACAGTAAACTCTTTATTTAATTTAACTAAAATTTATGAACAAATAGATTTTAATGAAGAAATAACAAGAGAAGGTCATGTTGCTAGAGGTAACTTTGGCTGGGCCAATGGAAAGGTAGATAGTAAAGTTATTTGGCAACCAAACTTAAAAGGTAGATTTTATATATCATGGATACCACCTGTTAAGTTTCAAAATAATATAATAAACAAAAGTGGTATTAAATATCCAGGTAATGATGGTTTAGGTGCATTTGGTTGTGACTCTTACGATATATCAGGAACAGTTGGCGGTGGAGGTTCTAATGGAGCTTTACATGGTTTAACTACATACTCAATGGATCCTTTAATACCTAGTACTAAGTTTTTTTTGGAATACATAGCTAGACCTCAAACTGCTGAAGTATTTTTTGAAGATGTGTTAATGGCGTGTGCATTTTATTCAATGCCAATATTAGCTGAAAACAATAAACCAAGATTATTATATCATTTTAAAAGAAGAGGTTATAGAGGTTTCTCTATGAATAGACCAGATAGATTAAGAAACAAGCTATCTAAAACAGAATTAGAATTAGGAGGTATTCCAAATACTTCAGAAGATATAAAACAAGCACATGCAGCTGCTATAGAATCTTACATAGAAGAATATGTAGGTTCTAGAGAAGAAGATCATGGCAATATGTTTTTTCAAAGAACATTAGAAGATTGGGCTAGATTTGATATATCAAAGCGAACAGCTCATGATGCCTCTATTAGTAGTGGTTTAGCTCTAATGGCCTGTAGAAAACACATGTACAGACCTAACGCAGAACGAACAGTAAAAAAACTTGACTTTGGTTTTTCTAAATATAACAACAAAGGCTCAAGAAGTGAGATAATAAGATAAATATGGCAGTAACAACAGGGCAATACAGCTCATTCCCGAGTCAGGCAGTTTCCGACGCTGAAAAGCGTTCAGATGAGTACGGCACGCAGGTAGCTAAAGCTATTGAACAAGATTGGTTTAATAGAGACGGCAACGTAGGAAGGTATTATCAGTCTTCTAATCAATACCATATGCTTAGACTATATGCTAGAGGTGAACAGTCTATAGGTAAGTATAAAGATGAATTTTCTGTAAATGGAGATTTGTCTTACTTAAACCTAGACTGGAAGCCTGTACCTATTATACCTAAGTTTGTTGACATAGTTGTTAACGGTATGCAAGATAGACTTTTTTCTATAAAAGCCGTAGGACAAGATCCTTTGTCTACAGATAGAAAAACTAAATATGTAAAAGGTATAGAAAGAGATTTAGCAGCAGCTGAATTACTTAAAGTTATGGAAACAGAACTAGGTCAAGCACCTAGAACAGTTCCAGAAGACCAATTACCTTTAAACAGTGAAGAGTTTCAATTGTTTATGCAACTTAATTATAAGCAAGGTATTGAAATAGCTGAAGAGCAAGCTATTAACAATGTGTTTTTATCTAATGATTATAAAGAAATTAAAAAACGTGTTGATTATGATTTAGCTGTTCTTGGAATAGGTGCCAGTAAATGTACTTTCAACAACACAGATGGTATTAAACTAAACTATGTTGATCCAGCTAATTTAATATGGTCTTACACTGAAGACCCAAATTTTAGCGATTGCTATTATTTTGGCGAAGTTAAAAGAGTTAAATTAAATGAATTAAAAAAAGAATTTCCTAATACTTCAAATGAAGAGTTTAGGGAGTTAGCTAGACAAAGTTATGACTGGACATCTTACAATGATACCTCTAATAATCAAAACAATAATGATGACAATATTGTTTCGGTATTATATTTCAATTGGAAAACTTGGGAAAATAACGTATATAAAATAAAAGAAACATCTACAGGTGGTAAAAAAGCAATTGAAAAAGATGATTCATTTGATCCGCCAGAAGATGAAAATGTAAGATTTAATAAAGTAGCAGAGGCTGTTGAGGTTGTATATGAAGGTGTTTTAATACTAGGTTCAAATGAACTTTTGAAATGGAAAAAAGCATCTAACATGGTTAGACCTAATGCTAACACTAATTTAGTTTTAATGAATTACGTTGTTAGTGCTCCTAGAATATATAGAGGATCAATAAGTTCATTAGTATCTAAAATGATGCCTTATGCTGATTTAATACAGTTAACGCATTTAAAAATGCAACAAGCTATTCAGAGAATGACACCTTCAGGTGTTTATCTAGACGCAGATGGTTTAGCTGAAATAGATTTAGGTAATGGAACTAATTACAATCCTCAAGAGGCTTTAAATATGTATTTCCAAACAGGATCTATCATAGGTAGATCACTTACTGTTGATGGAGATCAAAACTTAGGTAAAGTTCCAATTACAGAACTTCCTGGTGGTGGAGGTGGACAAGTTCAAATACTTGTTGGTGCTTACAATCAATATATTCAGATGATGAGAGACATTACTGGATTGAACGAAGCTAGAGATGGTTCTGATCCAGATCCAAAAGCTTTAGTTGGTGTTCAAAAGCTAGCTGCAGCTAATAGTAATGTTGCTACTAGACATATATTAGACAGTAGTATGTATATAACAACTACGCTAGCCGAATGTATAGCTCTTAGATTTAAAGATGTTTTAGAATATCATCCAACAAAAG